CGCCGAAATAGCTCGCACCGGAACAGACAACATCTCTGTTTGCAATGGCTCAACGCCTACCGGCAACGCCATCTGAAATTTAGAATTGTCCATTTCAACGAGACGGCGCGTGTTGAGTCGCATCAACCGCGCGCCCTTATTGTCCCGTATTATTGATTTGATATATTCAAGCTCTTTTGTCATTATCCTCCTATACATCGGATTTTATATCACATTCGCAATTTGGGTGCGTTGGTGGCAGTGGAAAGCCAGCTGACTCCATCTCATAATCTGTTGGGTTTGGAGATGCCGGATCAAGCAGTTGACTACGCAAGCTTTGATGACCAGTAAGTGTTTGCATATATTCATCTGCTGTCATGCCAGAGAACCTTTGGACGTGCTCATACATTGCTCTCACGGAATATGTCCGACCGTCAAGGCTAAGACATATTTCACAAGGATTTGGTCCATTTGCCCAATATTGATACGTTGTAATACCAGCATCGAACATTTGCGAGATATGCGCCCAGTTGCGAGAGCGACTAACAGTTGTATTGACAATATTTCGCACTCGCCTAATCGTAAAGTCTCGAAAACGATTGCTAAATGTGTCGATAAAGCGTTGCATTACACGCTCATCATAAGCGCCAAATAAGCTTTCGCCATTTTCGAGAAACTCTGTAGTTATCCAGTTTTGAATAGTTTGAGAATAATATTGACTATCGACGAATGTCATAACAATGTAGTTATCAAACATGTTGACAAACTCAATCGCACGTAAATCTGGTTGCGATAGCCTTAATTCAACTTGGAATTCATCCTTAAAACCTTCGAACATCTCCCCAGGTCGGCCTTCCACTCGAGATGCAACTTTTTCGCTTGTAGGAAGAATTAGTTTGTTTTTCAAAGATTCCCAAAAATCCAACGCCACTGCTTCCATCTCGGCAGATGTATTTGCATAGCGACTCACAAATTCTTTGATATGATTTCGCAATGGCTTGCCAAATAAATCCATAAAAGGCTCTGACATTTCGTTGAAATACTCGCGTAAATATTTAGCAGTAAGCTTATCACTTTCTCTCGAAAGCCCAGCAATCGACCTACTCGACATTACAAGCGTTAAAGACTCGTCTTCGCTATCATTATCATCATTGTCATCGTCGCCATTTTGCGAAGGCGCTATCGGCACAACAGGTGTTCCGGTAGCTTTGTCGTAGCCCAACTCACGGGCTGCGGTATCTATATCGATTATGCCAGCGTTTATTTTCGAGATTACAGTCTCAACGTGGATTTTATCACTTTCCTTGTCATTGCGAGGATCAAGCGACGGCAATGGATTAAATACAAATTTAGGCTCAATATCATTAATGCCGTGCAACATCAACTCAAGACGGTAAGAGCGTTCTATTCTGTTGGAGATCATTTTTCGGATACGTTCAAAGCTGTGCATAAGCTTTGTAAATACAACACCGGCGTAAGTTTCTGTTGTTGAATAACTCCGGCCTGCAAGCGCTGGGTCTGTGCCCATTCCTGTAAAAATCTGCTCTTCATTAATTTGCCATAACGCACCCGCTCCTTCAGATACTTCCGAAAGCGAATGAAAATCTATTTCGGTATCGTTGTATGTCGCCAGTATGCCATTGCGATAATTATCACTCATGCCGGATGCGACCTTTTTAAGATGCCCTGATAAACGATCTTGATATTGCTCTTCTGTTTCTCCGGATTTTCGATTGAGCGGAGCAATCATCAAATGCACAAGACCAAGCAACCCAAACTTTTTCATTACATATTTTAAATTGTCATCCATATCGTCCTGCGTTTCAAGGGCGCTCAACACGGCAACAATCATCGGCATTGAATAGGGACCGTTAGCAATTTGCAACCACGATGCAAAAGAATATGTTAGCGGGTTCAACTCGACTAATTCATTTCGACCATTTACTTTTTGGAAAGGTTTTGGAAAGCCGTTCTCGATACGAAATACTATTTCACGAGTGGGGACAACGGCAATATCATCAACCATATTCATTGACGGCGATATAACATCTTCGGATGAAATAGCTCCCGTTCTCAAAACCTGCTGTATGTATCGATTTACTAATCCGTCAATGCCATTACCTAACGGGTAAACACGTTTGTTAAATTCCATTATTATATCATTAGCCTGCTCAATACGAGATTCATTCTCGTCGCCATATTCAACTTGGTAGCCAGTATTGGCAAGATTGATGGCCATAAAAAGCTGATTGTAAATGTCTGGATATTTCCACTCAATTGATTCAAGTTTATCCCATTGCGTTGACTTGATAGGCGGGTTTAAATAATTTGTTGAGAACGAACCAAACATACTATGCAAGCCCCTCTGTTCAACCGAAGAACGGCCTTCCCTTGGATATGCAGGCTCGACACCCGTCGATGCGACCAAACCTTGTAACCAACTCTTAAAGTTCGCAATCATGCCCATGCAAAAATCCCTCCTGTAGAATGCGTTGTGTGCTCTATCAATCTTGCAACACATGACTGCACTGCATCAATACCGTCAACGTATTTCGAAACTGGATATTGTTCAAACTGCGTAATCAACTCTCGCTCATCATTTGTTCGAGGTTGCGGAAATTTCAAAGCCCCATCATTAACCATAGGGGCAAGCGACTCCATGCGCTCTTCCTTGTTTCGCGTATTTGGCAAGCCTTCCACAAGGCCATAATAACCCGCAATATGTCCAGCATTACGAATCTCGTTTACAAACAAGTCTTGTGCGCCATTGTTTTCCACCCAGAATATTTGAGGATTATAAGCCAACATATGCATAGTTGACTCTTGAGGAATATCGGCTGCATTGATATTTCGCAATGTAACCTTGAGCAAATACATATTGCCGGTTGTTCGCTCTCGACCAATCGTAACAATTCCGACCAAGCATGAATCACGATTTTTACCCATTGCGGGATCGACCCATGTCATAATATCCATATCATTGATATTGGGAGCATCAGTATAATAATGCAAATTGCGAAACACTCTATCTTCAGATGCAACAGCCCTGCATAAATAATGCGCCGAGAACATAGCAGGAGACATCGACGCCTTTAGTTGCTCAAGCCTTTCGACCGACAATGCTTCCGGAAACCACGCCGAGCCGTCATCATTATACGCAGTCTTATGAATAAAATTCTTGCCTTCTATAAACCGACCTGAGTTCATAAGGACGCTCCACAAATCAGCAAAATGCCATGTTGTGCCAATATATTGAATGCCACAAATATCAGTTGTATGCTCGTCAAGGAGGGGGTTCAAATCGTCAATCCATCTAATCTTGCGTTCTCGGATTGTTTGCGATTCGCGATCTTCTTGGTTTACAGGATCATCAATAATCATAATATCGTAATGTGATGATACAAGATTATCCAACATCCCTATTGCTGTTATCGACGCTTCTTTTCGATGCTCTGTTCGAGGTGCGATATTTATGGCATTGTTTGTCCATCGATCTCTATTTATCCAGTCTCCAAAAACGAAACGAAACATTTCATTGCGTTCGATATGGCCTTTGATTTCTCGCAAAAAATCAACTGCCTTTGAATTCGTTGCGCTTATAAGAGCAATTCTCAAATTAGGATTTTGAATCAAGTTCCAGAGTGTGCCACAAATTGTTTCAGCTGTTGACTTGTATGTTCCACGGGGCATAATCGTCAATGATTCTCGATTGCGAAACTGGCTGAATATTGGCCGATGAATTTCATCTTTAAGTCGATTATAACCCAAAATCTTTTTGGCAAAGAACATAGGATCTGCAATTGATGCAGCTCTTAGGATTGCGATCTTTTCATCGTTAATCAATTCGGTCTCCAAGCTTGTCAATGTCAAGGTTTGAAACAATTTGAATAGCGCGCTGGAGTATGTCGGCTTGCACATCAATATCAACTTGAGCATCGATATTGACATTATGTTGATTGGATGATAACGGTATTGCCAATATATCAAACTCGATATCCTTGCTTCGCGCGATAATATCCATTGCTTGCTTGAGTAACTTGATATTTTCAGCACTCGGACTTCCACGCTTAAGCCTTGATATGGTTTCGTAATTGATATGTTTTGGCAAACCTTCCTTGGGGATAAGAGCTCCAACCTCGAGCATTGCAAGGCTTCGAATAATACGGGTTTGTTTAAGGATTTCGATTTTAGCATTGATTTGCTCATCTGAGACGTCGAAATTGGACTGCTCTGCAATACGTTTGGCTGTTTGTTTTTGTTTGGTTTCGTTTCGCTTTGCAAGCTCTCGCTTGCCAATAGACTCGACAATACGCTGCACAGTATGAGTGCTAACGCTATATTTATCAGCAACTTGCCTCCGAGTAGCCGACGGATTAGCTTTAATATAGAGTTCGATTGCCGTTCGTTTTTCGTCTGAAAGCGCCACACGTTAGCTCCTAATAAAAAAGCGTATGACACATTGGTGCCATACGCTACAAGGAAAGGTGGAGTATGAAGATGGTTCTATGGAAATATTGTATGTCATTCCGCCCCGCCAAAGGCTAAAATTGACTATCTGTCTATTTGTCGTCGTTTACATATATAACCAAAATTTAGAAAATTGCAACAATTTAATTATGCATATACGCATATTCTTCTATGTGCGCTATAGTGTCGCACAAACGAGCTTGCTTGTTATACCAGAACGATTAAAATCAATAGG